ACAAGGATAAAATTGTTCAAATAAATATTTATTGCATATATGGCAACACAAACTATAAATTACGACATTAATGTAAATGCGGGACAGTCTACAAGAACTATCCAGCAAATGGAACAGGAACTTAATGAGTTAAATAACGAAATTAAGGAAGTAGGTGTTGGTAGTGCAGCATTTGAAAAGGCAGCTGGTAATATCCAGAAGTTAGAAAAGGAACTAAAAGGTGCTCAAGCCACAGTTGAAGGATTTACATTAGATAAAAAACTAGAAGCAGCAGATGGTGCAATTAAAGTTGTAGCAGGTTCTGTTGCTGGTTTAACTGGTGCCGTTGGATTATTAGGTATTGAATCAGAGGAATTTGATAAATTAACTGCACAAGCAACCAATGCAATTGCATTTGGTATGGGTATAAAAGATGTATCCGAAGGTGTAGGTAAATTAGCTAAAAACTTTACAGTAGCAGGTACTAAAGCTAAAATATTTGCTGCAGGTCAAAAAGTATTAAATTTAGCACAACGAGCATTTAACGCTATATTAGCAGCGAATCCAATTGGTTTAACTATATTAGCAATTACAACATTAATTGGTTTAGTAGTTGGATTAAAAGATAAATTTGAGGCAGTAAATAAAGTATTTCAGTTCTTTAAAGGATTAGTTACAGCAGTAGGTGAAGCATTAGGTTTAACAGCTACAGCAGAAGAAAAAGCAGCACAAGCAGCTAAAGAAGCATCTGAACAACGTGTTAAAGACATTGATAATGAACTTAAAGTACGTAAAGCAGCAGGTGAATCGACTGTAGAGATAGAACGTGAAAAACAACGTTTACTAACGTCATTAACATTAGAAGGTAGTCAGGAAAGAAAAGATGCAGAAGCAGATGCAGCAGCGTTTGAAGCAGCACAACTTAAGGCTGCACAAGATATTCGTGATAAAGCAGCTGCAGATAGAAGAGCAAAACGTAAGGCAGCTAGGGAAAAACAAAAGGCAGAAGACGAAGCAGCAGCACAAAAGAAATTAGATGAGGAAAAGGCTGAAACAGAACGTTTAGCACAAGCTGAAGTAGATAGATTAAAAACTATAGACGATATAAAGCAGGAATTCCTTAACATGATTCAGGAACGTGATGCAGAAACTGAATTAGCAAAAGCTGAATTAGATGAAGAACGTAAATTAGCTGAATTAGAAGAATTAGGTGCTGATGAAGAAGCAATACAAGCAGTAAGAGATTACTATTCACAAATAAAAACTGAAGCAGCATTAAACGATAAGGCTACACAAAAAGCAATCGTTGATCAAGAAGCACAAGATGCTATCGATGCTAAAATGGCTGAAATTGATGGTAAAGCACAATTAGAACAAGCATACCTAGGTTTAGTAGGTCAATTTGGACAATTATTAGGTCAATTAGCAGGTGAAAGTAAGGAATTACAAATAGCAGCAGTAGTAGCACAACAAGCAGCTAGTATAGGACAAATTATTTCTAGTACAGCAGCTGCGAATGCAAAAGCAGTATTAGCATCTCCAATTACAGCTGGTCAACCTTGGGTTACTATTAACACTGTATCAGCAGGTTTAGGTATCGCAGGTTCGATTGCTGGAGCAGCTAAAAGTATATCACAAATTAAAAATAGTGATAGTGGTGGAGGAAGTGTTGGTGGTGCGCCTACATTACCTCGTGGAGCTAGTTCAGCACCAACGATACCATCAGCAAATATAGACATTGGAACTAACCCTGAAACTAATGTAGACAATACAGCAGTACAAGCTTACGTAATATCAGGGGATATAACATCAAATCAAGAAGCAGAAGCAAAGTTAAACGCTAGAAGACAAATATCAGGATAAAATAGCGTGGATATTAAAGATACTTTTCGTAACTTCTATAACACAGGAATAAAATAACAAATATGAAAGTAGTAAAATTAACAATTGATGAGGAGAATGAATTCGAAGGCATTGACGCAGTGGCATTAGTTGCTGAACCAGCTATTGAATTAGACTTCCAATATTTCAGCGCTCAAAAGTTCGAAACATATAACGACTATCCTCAGGCAGCAATTAAGGCAGCGAAACAAGGTATTAAACGAAACAAAGAGAATAAGAATAAATGCGCTACTCAGGTAGGTAAAGTTCGTGCTCAGCAACTTGCTAATGGTGAAAAAATATCACTTAAGACAATTAAACGAATGCGTTCATTCCTTATGCGTCAAAAGGATAACTATGATTTAGCAGTTAAACGAAGCGACTATAATGCCTGTGGTTACATCAGTTATTTACTATGGGGAGGACCTGCAGCATTACCTTGGGCAACTAAAAAATTACGTATGGCAGGCGAGCTAGAAGATAATAACAAAGATATTATAATGGCTGAAATGGGTAGATTTAATGATGTTAAAGACATAGATGGTATACCAGTATTTGTAAATGAAAATCAAGCATTACAAATGGCTAATAACATTGGCTGTGGAGGTACTCATAAACATGAAGTTGGAGGTACTACTTACTACATGCCTTGTAAAACACATTCAGAAGCAACAGATAAATTGTTAAAAAAAACTGAGGAAGCACAACCATTAGAATTCCATTCAGAAAAACATTTCGATAACTTTACTGAAGATCAAAAAGCACAATTACTTAAGTCATTAAAATCAGTGGGTAAAAACACAGAAGATAATGATGCGGATGGATGGGTAGAAATTGATGAAGATGAATTTAATAACTCGTTATACGCTGAATTCGCTGTAAAACGTAGTGATGCTAATCCAGATGATGGTTCATTACAAGATACTTCACAATTTAAAGTACTATACAAATATAATGGACCTAGAGATTCTAAAAATAGAACATTCTGTAGACAAGTATTAAACCTTGATTTATTATACAGACTAGAAGACATAAATAAAATGTCATTATTTGGTGCTAATGATGAATTTAGTACATACGATATATTTACATATAAAGGATCATATAATTGTAGACATTCATGGGTACAGAAATTCTTTAAAAGAGAAGATACAAGTAATAAACGTGCTGTAAAAAATCCTATATTAGAAGAAATATTAGGTGGACCTAGAGCACAACAAGCAGGACAAGTATCTCCTAAAGCAAGAACACAAGCTGAAATAGATGCAGGTGTACCTGAAGGACAATTTCAATTTAGCATTAGTAAAGACAAATATGAAATAGCTGGACCATTAATGGTTGCAGATAAATTAATACCTAGGTTTGATGAAGAAGGAAATAAATACTTTGTATTCTTCGATGCTGAGGGTATTAAAAAATTATCATATAAACTGATGAAAAATAAATTAATTGATTCAGTAAATATAGAACACGATCCAGATAAATCTATTGATGATTTAACATTAGTAGAATCATGGTTAGTAACAGATCCACAAAACGATAAATCAAACTCATACGGATACGAATTAACTAAAGGTAGTTGGTTTGGTATCTATAAAGTAAATAGTAAAGAAATATGGGACAAATATATCAAAACCGGAGCAGTAAAAGGCTTTAGTGTTGAAGGAATATTTGCCGATAAAACAATCATACAATCTAAAGAATACGAATATGCCACTAGCTAAACCAAACTTAAAAGAAGACAAAGATACATTTTTAAGTAGATGTATTAGAGATACAACAATGAAAAACGAATTTCCAGATGGAAAACAACGCTTTGTAGTATGTTTACAACAGTGGGAAAATAAGAAATAGTTTATATTTATTGATATAAATTCATGTTTCCATTGTGAATATTATTTTTTTTATTGTAGAGAGTTCTTCTCATGAGTTTGGGCCCCTTTCCTAGGAGCCCATTCTTTTTCTTTTCGTTTTATAAATGTTATATCTAGGTGCTTCACCATGCTTGGCGATGTGCTCTTTTATATAGTGTGTTTCACGTATTTGACGTGTTAACTTGTCATCTACTTGCTCAAGTATATCATAAGATAATTTAGTTCTATCAAGTATACCTTTCTTTAAATCTAATTGAATTGGTTGTTGAAAGCTTTTATTAGGTGCTTTAATATGCTTAGAGAAATGACTAGTTACACGTGATTTAATTTTAGATGATTCACCAATGTAAATACATTCATCATTTTCATATATGGCATATACTCCAGCACCATCTAGATTATGATATTCTTTTATATAATCAGCTTTCTTTTGTTGATACGAAGGCAGTTGCCAATATCTCTTATGTTCTACTTTTGATTGTTGTTTTTTACACGTCTTACATTTGTAAGAACCACGTTTATACATTGATAAATAACAGTTTACACCGGGATTTAATTCAATTTCACAACTACAACATACTTTAGGCCATACGCCTTTTTCATTTACTTTTACCATAATATTATTATTGTTATTGTTATTCCATTATACGTATGCAACATACAAACTCTCTCAACAGAAGCCAACAGATTTTGTAAAGGAAGTGAAGAAATATATGTATCGATAAGTAGTCGCATTAGGTGACTACATTATTATCAATTAATTTTTTTACTATGACTAAAAATGAATTAAAAGAGTTAGTAAAGCAACACTTTAATTTAGTAGAGGCAAACGTTGAAAAATTCGATAAAGCGGAACTAGAAGATGGTTCAAAAGTATCTAACGAAGAGGCTGGCAAATTTGCTATCGGACAAACTCTATTTATAGAGGACAAAGATGGTAACATGGTTAAAGCACCTGAAGGAGAGCACGTATCAACATCTGGTATCCAATTTATTCTAGACAAAGACTCTAAAATCACGGGTCTTAAATACCCAGACGCAAAAGGTGAAGGTTCAGCTGATCTTAAAGAAGATAAGATGGTTGAAGAAGACAAAGACCCACAAGCTAAGGAATTAATTAAGAAAGGTGATAAGTCAGATGAAGGCGCATTCGCATCTAAAGAAGATGAAATGGACGCTAGAACTGATGCTGAAGAGGAAGGATATCTAGACGGAATTAAAGACGAAAAAGCTGATATTGAAGGCGAGGGTTTAAGTGAAATTAAACTTGAAGACGTTGTTGAACTAATCGGAGAAGTAGTTGAAGCTAAAGTTGAAGAAATGAAAGAAGATATCAAAGTCAAAATGGCAGTAATCGAGGACGAAATGAAGTCGATGAAAGACAAAATGGCATCTTTTTCAGCAGAACCAGCAGCAGAAAAAACTATACCAAATGTTAAATTCGCGAAAGTGGACTCAACAACAAAATCAGACAAACGTTTCAACATGATGTTGAAAAAAATGTCTAAAAAATAATTAAACTAACAAAATTAAACTAAAACTATTATGGGATTAAATGTAGCCGCTTTAGGCGATTTTAACAACGAAGTAGCAGGTAAAGTTTTACTTCAAACTGTATACAAAGGTAATACAGCTGAGTACGTAAGTATTCAAGAAGGAATAAAATACCAAGAACCACTTAACAAAATTGCTGTAGATCCTTACTTCCAAGGAGGAGATTCAGTAACTACAGCTAGTGGATCAGCAGTATTTTCTCAAAGAAACATTACTGTTACTAAAAGAACAGCTTACGATAGCTGGAACTTACAAACACTAACACAAAAATACTTAGGTATTTCTGCGTTACCTGAAGGATCTTACGAAGAGACTTTCAGTTTATTAAATGACTTAACTACTGAATTAGTAGCAAAAGCTCAACAATCAAATGATGACTTTATCTGGAACGCCGTAGGTGGTGCTGAATTCCCAGGTTCAACTGTAACGGCTGAAGCTGATGGATTTAAGAAACTTATCTCTGGATCAACTGCAAATGTAAAAGTAGCAACAGGAGTTTCTGCAACTGCAATTACAGGATCTAGTGCATACGAGCAATTATCAGGAATGGTTCAAGCAATGGACCCAGATGTAGCTGATGCTCCAGATTTAACTTTCTTCTGTGGTATCTCAGTATTCCAAAGAATAATCAACGGATTAACAGTACAGAATTTATTCCATTTTGACCCAACAACTGTGAAGTCAAGAGGTGGATACTATGAAGTACCATTACCAGGATATCCAAACGTAGTAATCGTAGGAGGTTGGGGATTAAGAAACTCAGAAAGAGTAGTATTAGGCCCTGCATCAGATATGTACGTAGGATGTGATTTAACTTCAGATACAAGTAACTACCAATTATGGTATGATATCAACTCTGATTCAATCAAGTACAGACTTAGAAACAAATTAGGAACTCAAATTGGTCACGCACATTACTATGTGTCTAACGATTTAGCCTAAGCTTAACCGATTATTAACAACTAAAACTCAAAATTATGGCATGTGATATTACAAGTGGATTCCAACTCGGTTGCCGAGATAATATGGGAGGTCTACGTCAAATTTATATTTTAAGCGGTTCAGTTGTTTCAGTTACAGGCGCAGAAAATGGTTTAATCACAGACATCAGTGGTAGTGGTGAATTCTTCTTATTTGAATTAGCTAAAAACACAGGTGACTTTACAGAAACTATTAACAGTAGTATCGAAAATGGTACAGTTTATTACGAACAAGTAGTAAACGCTCCATTCCAGAAACTACAGTCGTCGACTCGTAATCAAGTTAAGGTATTGGCTCAAAACCCAGACCTTAAAATGATAGTTCAAACTAACAACGGTACCGAAGATGGTGGTGTAGGACAATTTTTCTACATTGGTCAAGAAAACGGAATGACGTTGTCGGGTGGAACTGGACAGACCGGTACAGCTTTTGGAGATCTTAATGGATACACACTAACATTTACAGGAGATGAACCATTTCCAGCAAGTGAAGTAAGTGGATCTAGCTTAAGTGCAGTATTAACAGGGATCAACGTATCCTAATAATACAAATTATATTCTAGAAAAGGGAGTAGACATTAGCTCTACTCCCTATTTTAGGATTATTTTACAATAAAAACATATTTATTACTGTGATTAGATTAAACTATAGTTCAAGCGGAGATGAAGTAAATGCCTTATGGGTCAATAGGATCGTTAGTGCATCTGAAGTTCTTTATTCGTTAACTAGTAGTTATGATCAATCAACATGGGAAGTATCAGGTAGTATTATATCTAATAAAACCCAAGGAGGAGACGGATGGTTATTAGTACAAACTAGTAAAGATTTAGTACCTACAGCATCAGGTCAATGGTTTGCAGATATATCACCATTAATTGGTGCATATGAGCCC